TTATAATAGTTTGATAGTCTGAATTCATTTATTGTCATTATCGGGGTCAAAGTCTGGTGTAAATTGTATATCAGCCATATCCGATAAGTCCCTTATTTCATCTTCAACATCTCTTGAAAAAGGTTTATGTTCTTTGTGATTGATATTTAAAACTTCATTGTAATTAATCTTGGCAGTTTTATTTGAACCATTTAAGTTTACTTTTACCATTTTCTCACTCAACAATTGAGCAGGATGTTTTTTACCAAAATCTCTGTAAATAAGACCTCTGATTGAATCAATAACTAAGGCCAAGTCAGCAGTAAAAGATATTTGATTAGTTCTAATTCCCATATTTACAAATTTGTCCAATAGTTGGTATGCCAATTGGTCAACATTACCCTCAACAAACTCTCTAGTTTGTTTATCTACTAGTTTTTTATGTTCTCTCTCATCAGGTGTCTTACCAACAGCATCCTTATTTTGAATTCTGTTAGTAGGAAAAACAATGATGTTATCGTTATCACTCAATAATCTCTCCCTTGAAATTGACTTTGCCCTTATCATTAAAGTGTTCTACTAGTTGATTATAACCACCAATTAGTTCACCATCAATTTTAATTTGAGGCATTGTTCTTACATTCTTACCAATGTCTTCAATTAATTTTGTAGGGTCAGAATTAAAATCACCTTCAAGTGTTTTTTCTTCGTATTCAAGGCCAAGATTCTTTAATAAAGTTTTGGCCTTGGTACAAAATACACAGTTGCTTTTACTATAAATTGTTATTGTCATCTGTTTGCTTTAGGTTGTCCCATGCTTTCTTAGATTCATCATTCAAGTTATATGCATCCACAGCCTGTTCGATTGTGTAATGATACATCTTGTTAAACTTACCAAGAGGCAATCTCATACCTATCCATGTTCTATAGTAACCATTCTTTGTAAGAGTTACATCTTGAGCAAAGATTTCATAACCTCTAACAGGTGTATTTTCAATCTTGTTTAAGATAGCAGTCTCTACCTCAGTTACTACGGTTTTTGTTTCTGTTTTACCAAGTTCTTTGATGAATTGTTTTGATTCTTTATTCATCTCACCCTTGATAATATCTGCCAATTCAGATTTTGCCATCATTTTAGCTTTCTCAATTGACAATTGTAAATCTGGAGATACAGCCGTTGCAACACCAAAGATACATTGTTTATCATTGTCTTCACTATTGAACCATTTAAGGTCGCAAGCTTTCGATTCATCAATGTTTGCCATGTACCAAGCAGGTACTTTGTCAACAACATTACCTTTCTCAGATTTAATTTTATAAGTACCGTTCATAGAAGAGCAGGCACTAAGACCTACAATCGCTACAAGAGCACCAATAGTTTTAAGTTTCATCATAAGTTTTTACTCTCTTTCACATCATATAGTAATTCTTGTAAAAAGTCAAGCGTGGATTGTACATAGCCAATCGCTTGTTCACTTGATACATCATATACAATAACTACTAGAAGAGCCACAATGATTAAATTTCTAATCATTATTTTACCTCCCATTCACCATTTGAATCTAAACATACTTTACCTGGTGATTTAAAAGCATGTCCTGACCGACTATAATATCGGCAGTATTCTGGCGTATTCACATCAACATAATAAAACTGAGCAAATAGTTCCCAATAATTAGGACCATCATAAGCTCTTCGACCATCTGAACACTCCAAAATTTCTTCTTTAGTGATTGTGTCACCACTTTGTTTAGTGACCACTTTAATAAAACAATATTGACCATCAACTTTGTCTGGTTTAATAGACACAATTTCTGACCTCAAAATCTTCTCACCTGCGACAGCAATACCGGACGCTAATAGAAATATAATTAATATAAAAGTCCAAACTAAATATCGCTTCATTTCAAATCTAGGATCCCACATAATTCCTCAATTTCTTAATACTATCTTGTGTATTATATATCTGGTCATCAAGATTGTCAAGTCTGGATTGATTACTTGTCAATTCTTTTTCTACCTCTAGTTCTTTTATTTCGTTCTCTAATTGTTCTATTTTTGTTCTTATTTCTGTATTTGTCATGGTTTTTCTACCCATTGTCCGTCTGGCAATTGACATGCCGTACCAAAGACAACCTCTCTCTTTTGACCACCGATACCTACCAATGGCCAACTACTTGTAATATCTACAGTAGCGTCATAATCTTTACATTTAATTGGTCCTTGCATATATGACCTAGTCACATGAATAATACCAGAATTGCCTGTATTACTATTGTACCAGTTTGTATAACTAGAACCTGAACCACTTGTGTTCAAATGGTCAACAAAGACGGCGTTGTGTACATCATAATCTGAGTTGTACATAATATTTGCACCTGCAAGAGCACCACCTAGTGTACAAATTGCAATTGCAGCTGGTTCGCCTGTATATTGGGCACAAACGGCGGCTGTTGTGCCACCACCCAATACTGCACCGGTTGTAGACCTATTGGCCGTACACGCCGTTAGTAAAGATTGTCCTAATAATACTAAACATAGGATTAAAACCTTTTTCTTCATCAGTTTTTACCGTTGAGCAAGCTGTCAGGAATATCATGGTCAACACCAGAATAATCGTAGTTTGTTTCAGCTTTTTCATATTTACCTTTGTCTTGTGAAACCATAAAACATTGGTGTTGTATAGTTTCAATTGTGTGATTGATTTCACTATCAGACACCTTAGTATTACCGTATTTCATATCTCGTAATCTATCGGCGTCTTTTTTGATAGCGTCAATCTTATCGCAAAATTCACTAATCTTGTGATACATTTGCTTTTACCTTAGCAAACAAGTCTTGAATATATAACTTGTTTTTTTGAGTTTGTTCTTTTGCTTGAGCCCAACTTTCTTTTTGAAACTCAACTGTTTTTACCCACTCACTTTGAAACCAATTGGTAACTTTTTGTGTGATAGGTTCATCTGCATTTGTAGCATTAGCGTACAAGGACAGAATCATAACTGTTAGAATAAACATCTTGTTCATACTTTTCTCCCTGCTGTTTTAATGTCCTCTTTGGCAACAACCATATAAGGACCTTTGTTGTAAGCTGGAGCGATTGTAAAATTCTTACTTGCTTCAATCTTCCAACTATTGTCTGGTTTAGTACCACCAGTACCAATTTTATTTGACATGGGAACATCTGATAGAGTTTTTTCTCTAGGTTCAAATGTTCTTTCTGCAATATTGATTGTATGTCTACCATCTCTAGTCAATTTAATTCTACCATTGGCGTCACAATCAAAACCCATAGATTTTAGGTACTTGATATGTTTTGCCAAGGCCTCTTGATACGCTTTCGTAGGTTTCTTTTTTCTTGCCTTACGAATTGCACCACTAGATTGATTAGTGTAGATAATAGCCATTAGTCAATACTTCTTTCTCTTTCACTTCTTTCAAGAGCACTTTCAGACATCTTCTCTAAATAAGTTTTGCCAAAGATAGACATGTAAAAATGGTCTCTAGGATTTGGTGATTGATATGCTGTCAACAATCTATCAAAGTTAACATCAACACCCTCATAATATTCAGGATGGTTTCTTTTCAACTCGACATGGTCTTTGAAAAATTGTATTCTGTTGTCATGCCTGTCGTTCTCTTTTTCAGAGTATAGTTTTTTCTTAGACAATTTAATGTCTTTTTGTTTTGCAACATCAAATTCTGCAAACAAAGTTTCTTTTGAATAGAACATAATATAGTGTTTTTTCCTTTCTCATTATTAATATACAGGAACCACTAGGAAATGGCAAGCCTGTAAAAAAGCGTGATTTTACACGCTTTTCTTCGGAAAAAAGTCTCTAGGATGCGCCAGGATTGACGAATCGAAGCTCTTATGTACTACCGTACCCCTCTGGATAGTAGTCTTTTTGACTTTCTTCATCTGCCCACTTATCGAAAGCGTCTGCTTCTTTTTGGTGATAAGCGATACATTCCTCACATTGTTTAACGGCAGTTTCAATATCACCACCCTTAATCAAACCACGAATCTTCTTCAAATCATCAATATGATTCAGAACCTCAATCATTTTATTTCTCCTTTAATGGTAGGTCCAGTTGTTCTTCTTTGGTTTCATCTTCGCTGTTCATCAGCAAGACAATGTAGTGGACGGCCTTCAACAAATCTTTACGATTTCGACCATCCTTTTTACCAAACCTGCAAAGATACTTGATTGCATTTGCTTGGCAAAAATCTTTATCAATACCTATGTCTCGTAACAGGTCTTGCACCTGTGTACCTTTAGACACCTGAGCATAGTGTTGACCATATGTAGAATTAATATAGTCACCAATTTCTTTCAGGATTTTATCTTCATTATATTTCATTAGTTGTATTTCCTTTGTTGTTTATAGTCGCCACTAAGTTTACTCTTTTGTCTATGGCATGCTTCACACAACTCCATACAATTATCAGGAGTGTTGTTGTAGTAATTACCATCAACATGGTCAACTTGTGTAAGGCCAATAGCCCACGGCGCCTTTTCATAATTCATAGGACAGTTAAAACCTAACACACCGTCCACATTTTGGCAATAGCCAGTTTTAAATGCTGTAACACTTTCTTTTAATTTACCACTACCATAACCTGCTTTATGACACCTTTGACAAAATGGTCTCCATCTTGCACCACAATGAGCAACAGGTGATACACAACCATGATTTAAACAAGTAGGTCTAGGTTGATTATGATTAGGCTGTGGCACTAGCTTCTACCTTTTCAATTTCATCAAAATAACACCAGTATGTACCTTTTGTAGGACTGTCACCTGTACCTGTGAAAGTTATTGCACCGACATAATTTAAATCGGTATCATAAGTTTGAGCATTCAAACTTGTCTCATTCTCGGCAGCCACATCATTCTTTTCTGTAGCGATACCAATATTAATAATAGTACCCTCTCTGCCGTTTTTGGTGTAAACATAATCACCTGTATTAATTATCATAATGTATCCTTTTGTTAGTGTTTAGTTGTAAATAAATATTCTTTATCGTAATCAAGACCAAGGCAATAACAAATATAACCTGAATCTTTTTCTTTGTCAAGCCCCTCTGCTTGTAAAACCCATTTGATAGCGTCTTCTTTAGTTTCTGCACCAAGTCTTTGTGCCTCTGCAACCCTTTTTAGAAAGGTCTGGTATGCAGCTTCTTCCATACGCTCTTCAATCTCACGCTCACGCTTCGCCACTTCGGCAAGGTGGTCTAATTCTTTTTGCAAATCTTCGTTTGACATTTTG